CGGTGGATTGCGGTTCTTTGAGTTTGGGCAGGCGAGGACAGGTGATTTACGTTGTGTTGAGTTATTTTAAGGCAGGTGTGGCACTATCGGTTTTGTCACGGAAGGTTGGGGTATGTTCCGTTCAGGTCAGGCAGGCATGGTAATATGAGGTGAGTTCTGATAAAGCTCGGTTCGGCAGGCAAGGTAAGGATCTTAAATCACGTTGAGGTGAGTCCTGTTACGGCAGGTAAGGTAAGTAAATTCCGTCAAGACGAGTTGTGTTGTGGCAGGCAAGGTGGGCATGTTGCGGATAATGTGTTGAGTTTGGGCAGGCAAGGTGGATTATTTTGCGGATATTGAGGAGAGGTAAGTTGTGATGGGGCAGGCAAGGTATTGTCGGTTGTCGTATGGCGATTTGAGTTGGGTCGAGATGGGTTATGATTCGGCAGGCATGCTAAGGCGAG